GCAATTAAATTAGCTGTCTCTGCTGGTAGTAAAATTTATGCTAACAAGCAGAAGGCAAAAGTCGCGATGTCTGATGCTCAATTACTGCACGCTGAACGACAAGCTCGAGGTGAGGAAGCTTACCAGGGTAAGTTGTTAGAGGCACGTCAAAACGATTATAAGGACGAATTTGTCCTTGTAATATTGTCTGCCCCTATAATTGTGCTCGCGTGGGGAGTCTTCTCGGAGGATCCTGGCGCTCTCGATAAAGTGAAAACTTTCTTCGAACATTTCGCGGCACTGCCGACTTGGTTCAGTACCCTTTGGATTTTAGTCGTTGGATCAATTTTTGGAATTAAGGGTACACAAATATTTAAAAACGGAGGAAAAAAATAATGGCAAACAGAAGATTTAATAAACAAACAACTAACTCTAGAGCTGCTATGAAAGTAGGTGGAAGAGCAATGAAAATGGGTGGTGGAATGTCTACTGCTAGAAAAGATATGGCTTCAGGATACTACAAAGATGATATGGGTATGAGAGGTGGAGCTATGTATAAAAAAGGTGGCAAGGTTAAAAAAAATACTAAGCGTATGAATAGACTTGAAGAACTTGGAAGAGTTGATTCTGAAAAAGCAAGAACTAAAAAAGGGAAGAAGAATCTTAAAGCTGAAAAGAAAAGAATAGTTAAAGAACTTAAGAAGGGTTAATTATGAAAAAACCAATTCCAAAAGGTAAAAAAGGTAAAGGTATAAGAAAACTTAAAAAGGTAGCTCCAGCAGTTGCAAAACGAATGGGTTACAAAAAAGGAATGCGAGCTAGATAATGGCTAAACTTTGTCCTGCAGGAAAAGCTGCTGCTAAGAAAAAATTTGCTGTGTACCCAAGTGCGTATGCAAATATTTGGGCAAGCAAATACTGTAAAGGAAAAGTCGGACGTAAGAAAAAATCAAGCGGAGGACTTGCACAAAAAGGAAGAGGCTGTGAAATTAGATGAGCGGTCTGAAGAAATGGTTGGACGAGAAATGGGTGGACATTGGAGCACCGAAGAAGAACGGCAAGTATCAACCATGCGGAAGACAAAAAGGAAGCAAGAGAGCATATCCAAAATGCGTACCACTTGCAAAAGCCACACAGATGACAAAAGGAGAAAAAACCTCTGCTGTCAAACGAAAACGAGCAGTATCTAACACGGGACCTAAACCAACTAACGTTGCAACATTTTCTAAACGAGATAGAAAAGCAATTGGAGGTATAATTTGAGAAAACAAGATAATATGCCTGCCAGAAACAAAAAGAATTTTAGACCTACTGAAAAAGGGGCTGGAATGACACAAGCAGGAGTTAAAGCTTATCGAAGAGCTAACCCTGGTTCTAAATTAAAAACAGCAGTAACTGGAAAAGTTAAAAAAGGTTCAGCTGCTGCAAAACGTAGAAAGTCGTATTGCGCAAGAAGTGCAGGTCAAATGAAACAGTTTCCTAAAGCTGCTAAAGATCCTAATTCTAGACTACGTCAGGCTAGAAGAAGATGGAAATGCTAGATAATTTTATATATAAGTTTTGTGAGACTGTTGACAATATTACAGATTTTATAGATAGTTGGTGTTATGAGAGATACAAAAATATTAGAAGCTTTTTCAATAAAAAAAGAAAAAGAAGAAAAACAAAAAAATCTATTTCGTAATCTTAAAAAAGAAGTAGAGACGGGTGCGAATGGCACTCAAGATTACATAATTAAGAAAGGTGTAAATAAAGGTAAAAAAGCAAATGTTAGATGAAATAAACTTAATAACTAAAATACAAAAACAATTGAAAGAAAGTTACCAACAAATAGGTGACGCTATGATAGGTGGCACTATTGACAACATGGAAAAATACAAGTACATGTTGGGACAGGCCCACGCCTACCAATATATTTCAGGGGAAATATCCAACCTGCTAAACAAAGGAGCTACGAATGGAAAAGACGCAGACGGCAAAGTCGTCAACATTGGAAAAGACAGAAATACCAAAGCATAAAAATGCTTTGGAAGAAAAATACGAAAAAGAAAGTAAAGAACAACATCAAAAAGAAGTTGATGGTTACGAACGTTTGAAGACTAAAGAGTCTTCTAAACTACCAAGGCCAACCGGCTGGAGACTTTTAGTTTTACCTTTTAAGATGCCAGAGAAAACTAAAGGTGGATTGTATCTTGGACAAGATACTTTGGAAAGACAACAAGTTGCATCTACATGCGGACTCGTTCTTGAAATGGGACCACATTGTTATGACAAAGAAAAATTTCCTGAAGGCCCTTGGGCCAAGAAGGGAGATTGGGTTATCTTTGCTCGTTATGCGGGTTCAAGATTACCTATAGACGGTGGGGAAGTTAGATTGCTAAATGATGATGAAGTGTTAGCAACCATCGATAGACCCGAAGACATACTTCATACATTTTAACCATAGGAGCATACTATGCAAAACGTAGACAAACCAGTTGACATAGATACATCCGGACCAGGTGCCGAAGTAGAGTTAGATTCAGTTAAAGAAGAATTAATTGAAGAAACTATAGTTGAAGAAAAAACACCAGGAACGGATAAGTCATATGAAAACGAACGTGAAACAAAACTTGAAGACGGTGGTAGCGCCGATGACGCAAATGCGAAATCTGATGAGCCAACTGATGTTCAAGCTAGCGAAGAGAATACAGAAAAAAAGAAAGAATTAGAAGAATACTCTGAAGGAGTAAAAAGAAGAATAGCTAAATTAACTAAAAAAATGCGTGAGTCGGAGCGAAGAGAAGAAGCAGCTACGATTTATGCAAAAAGTGTTTTAGCTGAAAAAGAAGCTTTAAGTGCTAGACTTTCAAGATTAGATACAGGTTTTGTATCTGAAAAAGAAAATAGAATTAAAGCAGGTATGGAAGCAGCTGTTGCAAAACTTGCAAAAGCTAGAGAAGAAAGTGATCTTAAAGCTGAAGTTGCTGCAAGTGCAGAAATTTCAAGACTAGGTTATGAAGAAGCAAGACTTGCTGATTTAAAAGCTAGACAAGTTGAACAGAAAACTGAAACTCCAGTACCACAACAACAAATACAACAAGAAGTGGATGTGCCAAGACAAGTGGATTCTAGAGCAAGAGATTGGGCTAGAAAAAACGAATGGTTCAACAAAGATCCCATAATGACTGAGGGAGCAAAAGTAATACACAGACAGTTGACTGAAATTGAAGGATATGACCCTAATACCGAGCCTGAAGAGTATTATTCAGAGGTAGATAGAAGAATAAGACTTGAATTTCCCCACAAGTTTGATACTAATGTTACTCAGGAATCGACTAGACCTACTCAAACTGTAGCTTCGGCTACGCGAGCAAACAGGTCCTCTGGTCGCAAAATTGTGAAACTCACGCCTTCACAAGTAGCAATTGCTAAAAAATTGGGTGTGCCACTTAAAGACTATGCGGAACAATTAAAAATCACGGAAGGAGTATAAGCATGGAAAATCAAGATCAAAAAACTTCACGTGCGAGTCAGACTAGAGAAAAAACATCTCGACCAAAAGTCTGGTCTCCACCATCTTTATTAGATGCACCCCCTGCACCGGCAGGATATGTCCACAGATGGCTAAGAGCTGAGTCTATGGGATTCGACGATTCTAAGAACGTACAAAGCAGAATAAGATCTGGCTTTGAATTAGTAAGAGCCGATGAATATAATGAAACAGATTATGCTGTAGTGGAAGACGGTAAGTACAAGGGAGTGATCGGTCAAGGTGGCCTAGTGCTCGCTAGAGTACCTGTAGAGATCGCACAACAATACGCTGATTACTATCGTAAGCAAGCGCAGGAGAACGAAAGTGCCTTCGACAACGATCTCTTAAAGGAAGAGCATCCAAGTATGCCTATCAGTGTTGATAGAAATACTCGTGTAACTTTTGGTGGTACGAAGAAATAAGTTTTTTAACAATTTCTAGTTCATCATTTAAATTAACCAAGGAGAAAAACTATGGCAAACCAAGATAGTCCTTTCGGCTTAAGAGCAATAGGAAAAATCGGTCAAAATAGAGATAACCAAGGTTTAGCGGAATTTAGTATTGCAGCTTCTGCAACAGCTATCTACGGTCAAGATCCAGTTAAAGCTGCGGCTACTGGAACGATCGAAGTGGCGGCAGCAGGTGATACTTTACTAGGATCCCTAAATGGTGTTTTCTTTACAGCAGCCGATACATCAAAACCAACGTTTGCGAACCATCTGAATGCAAGTAACACTGCAACAGATATCGTAGGCTTTGTATCTTCAGATCCTTACGAGAGATTTGAGATTCAATCAGACAACACAACAGCTTCTGCACAAACTGATGTTTTCATGAATTATGACATCACTTATGCAGCAGGAAGTTCTCACGATTACCTTTCAGGTGTTGAACTAGATGACTCGACTACGTCGACAGCTAGTGGACAATTGAGAGTAGTTGGAGTTTCAAAAGACATTAAGAACAATGATTTAACTGCATCGCATGTTAACTTTGTTGTAATGATCAATGAGCACTTCTTAAAAGGTACAGCTGGAGTATAATAGCAGAATAGGAGATTAAATTATGGCTATATCACGAGGACAACTAGTTAAAGAACTAGAGCCAGGTTTGAACGCACTGTTCGGCTTGGAATACAAAAGATACGAAAACCAACATGCTGAGATCTACGCGACAGAAACTTCAGACAGAGCTTTCGAAGAGGAAGTTATGTTATCTGGATTCGCTAATGCTCAAGTAAAACCTGAAGGTTCAGGTGTAGTTTTTGACAATGCTCAAGAAACTTACACTGCAAGATACACTATGGAAACTGTGGCTCTTGCCTTCGCTATTACTGAGGAAGCGGTGGAAGATAACCTGTATGACAGACTGTCAAGCAGATACACAAAAGCGTTAGCTAGAAGTATGGCAAATACTAAGCAAGTTAAAGCTGTTAACCCTTTGGTTAATGGTTTCGGAGGTGGTTTCACTTCTGGAGATGGCAGCAATTTATTTAGCACATCTCACCCAACAATTGCTGGTACAGTGTCAAACACTCTATCTACGGCAGCGGACTTAAACGAAACTTCATTAGAGCAATCTCTTATTGACATTGCAGCGTTTACTGATGAAAGAGGTTTAAAAATTGCAGCGAAAGCAACAAAAATGATTGTTCCTTCTGCGCT